ATGAAAAAGAAAACATTAGTCATAGTCATGGCTTCATTTTGTACGAGCTCACTCTATGCAGCAGCATTTGATCGAACAGGACAATCAATTTCTGCATTTCTACAACCCGGTAATTATTTTGAGGCAAGTTTATCTGTTTCAGACACTTCGTTAGAAGGACAAGAAGCAGGTACAAACCCAACGCGTAATAGTATTTCTGATATTGCAAACTCTGATTATCGTCCCAGTGCAGCTTTGAAATTACAGTTAGCACCTCAGTTCTCATTTGGTTTTCTTTACGATCAGCCCTTTACTTCCGACTCTGAATATTATGGAAATAACAGCTTTGTTGCTAAGCCGAGTGATACGATTTTAGTACCAGGCATTGATTCAGCAACACTTGCCCAAAAGACCGGTGGAGAAGTCGTAACAGGGAACACCAAATCGAATTTTGTTATGCAAAATTTTAGTCTGGTATTTGGTTATCAACCGGATAAGAACTGGAATTTTTATGTAGGTCCTGTTTATCAGACATTTAAAAGTAACGTCAATTTAAGAGGTCAAGTTTTCAGTTTATATAATGGCTATGACTTTAATGCCAAAGAGGTTGGAGATTGGGGATGGTTGGCAGGATTTGGTTATCAAATTCCCGAAAAAGCCATTAAAGCCTCATTGACCTATCGTTCAGAAATTATGCATGAAGTGACTGCCAATGAAAATGCGCCACTGGTTGATATGTTAAGTACACAGCAAGGCCGTGATTTTCTTGATGATGCGCGCCGAGATAATTAGGCCATTTTTTTGAGATAATTGCCTTTTCATCTCGTTGCACATCATGCAAAACAATTTCAAATATTAAACACTAGCAACTCGTGCAAATCCATCTGTTCCGTTTCCACCAACAACATCTGAATCATAGCCACCTTTCTGTCCACCAGCACCACCACGACCAATAACCAGAGTGATCGTCTGATTAGTTGTACTATTATTTGTGTATTGAGCTACAAGAACAGAACCTGAAGCACCACCACCGCCAAATGATAGACCTTCATCGCCAACACCCATTGCACCATCACCACCTTTACCGAATAGCGCAATAGGACTCACAGACGCACCGCCTGTGTGGTCTTCTTTAGTTGCTTTGCCTACATTACCTTGAGTAATAGTTGTTGAATCAAAAGCACCAATGATATCTACAGCGCCAACTGTACCAGCTTCACCATTGGTAAGTGCTGAGCCATTACTCCAAACACCTTGAGTACCGCCACCTGAGCCATGAATAACAGCAATGTTCTCACCATTCACTTTGAGGAATAGATCAGCGCCAACTTGACCATCGCTTAACGGATATGACGAGCTATTAGAACGACGTGATGCACCACCGCCACCGCCAGCACCTATTAATGTGAAGAGTTTAGTTTCACCCGGCAGAAGAATGAAACTATATAAGCCAGCAGGATAATCACCATCGACTGTTGTACTGTTTGGATTCTTATGCTGAAGGACTTGGAAACTGACTTGACCAGAATATCCGACCCGGCTTTGACCTGAACGATTAAAAATCTTTGGCTTGAAGGTATTTATATCACGTTCAAATGAGGCTGCTTCATTAAAAGCTTCAGGGCTTAAAAAGATACCAATATTACGATCTGTCAGGTTGTAGATATCTGGTGCTTTAATCTTGTCATTATCAGCAATCCAGCCATCTGTACCACCAATCATTGTTACTGTGCCACCACCTTCGCCACCATTGTAATAAAAGACACCTGAAGCAAGTATTCGTGGATATGAAACATAATTAAGTAATGCTGTGATCTGTGTCTGTAGCTGATCACGTGCTTGCTGGTTAAAAGCAGCTTCAGATAAAAAGCGTGCTTCAATCGCGTCTGACAGATTTTCTAGGTCTGGATACGTTGCTAACAACTCATAGAGCTGCTGGCGATTGTTCGGGTCTAAAACAACACCATTTTTCTCAAGAACGTTTGCTATCTCTTCCTGAACCATATTGCACCATTCAGGCGTAACATAAGTTGCATCTTGGCCAGACACATCCTCATTTGAATGAAAGCCTTTTTTTCCTGTGCCAAACATGTCTGGACGTGCATTTACACTATCAATCCGCTTCATGGCTGCTCCTCAATGTCATAACGTAAATAAGCTGGTAAATAGTTTTTAATGATGCAAGCCATGTCAGCTTGCACCGGGGCTTTTAAGATAAGTTTGACTTTGAACCGTAGATTTTCTGTGTTGACTGGTGAATCGCATGGAGCATTACATTGCATTGGTCTGTAGCGCACTAAGTCAATCAACTCAATGCCAAATAACCCTAGCAAGCCCTCAAGATAAGCACGGTTTAAAACATTCTTGGTCTGTTGAACCCAATTGATGATCTGAAGACGTTCTTCAGTTGTTTTTGTTGTATTCACCGTACACTTCAACGGCAAACCTAATGCTGCTTCATATTCACTAATCAGTTCTTCAGGAATGCGCTCCAACGTGACCAAAATACGTTTTGCATCAACATCAGCCTGTGCCAACACTTTTGCATGGGCATAGATATCATCTGCAATATTCGTATTTGGTGACATGTCATAACCACCGACGGGTAGCAACTGACGAAGTACTGCTGCATAAAGCTCTACAGTTTGTTCAAATGTCATAGCAGTGTCACCGTTAATGTGCCGATCCGGAGCCAACCAGTAATAAATACAGTTAAAGTCGGTGTTTGATTTACTGCTGGTGTAAGCTGAACATCTGTTACACCCGGCAATGCTCTAATTTGGCTAACAACTGTAGATGCAACAAAAGTTTCACCCGGCTCCAACAAACCAACATAATCACGAATGACTTGTTCAATATCTGTTTGATTTGCAGTACCTGTGACCACAGCGGTGATATTCAAATATTCTTTTGTAGGTGAATAGGCTCTTACATCACCCCAAAAGCCTGAATATTCATCAAGAGTGGTCTGAACTAAAGCTAATAGTGCTGTGCTTGGTGAGTTGGGTGGATTACCAGCTGCCGTGATTGCTACATCTAATGAACCAAGGCCACGACGTTTTGGAAACACAAAAGCATCGGCAACACCCGGAACGTCTTTCACAATACGTTTAACATCTGCTTCACGATCACGGACAAGCCCTAAAGCTTCCTTTTCCTTCATTCGTTGACGCCAAGCTTCAACATCTTCAATGTCTACACCAGCAGATATTTCAATAACATCAACTTGTGCAGCAACACCCGGAAGAGGACTAACCCAAAGCAATTGCTGACCATCAAAATTCCAAGCAATACCATCAAACTCAGCAATGACTTGGATTTCTTTGTTTTTATTTGCTGAAAGCTGCTCTGTATAAATAGTCAGCCAGTAATGACCTTTACCATCTGTGATTTTGCTGCCTGCCGGAATAGTGACAGCAGTATTTGAAATCGCTTTGACTCGACTAGATGCTTTTGAGCCAGCTAAGCGTGGACACTGTAAACGCTCAGCATGTATATAAAGGAAAGGTTCATCTGCTGTAGCGACGAAAAGCTGTTTTTGAATATAAGTTTGATGGTGATAAAGACCTTCAACAACTGAAGCCTCACCATCTGCACGAATAGCAGCATCTGAATCATCTTCAATGGTTAAACCAGTTAAATTACGGACTTCCTGAATGATGTCAGAACGCAGCTGGTTAAATGTTTTGATTGGATAAGCCATGTATTAGCCTCCAACCGGAACAAAATATTGAATTGTTTGTTTCTGGCCAGAAAGCTGTACAACATCAATATTTAGATCAACTCGGCTTTGAGCAGTTTGCACGGCATTTACCAAAATTGATGCCAAACGATTTGGCACTAAGTCTTCTAATGCTTCTTCAGCATACTGTTTTACGATCTGAACCATTCGAGGCACGCCTTTTGAACGTCGTAATGTGTAGAAGCGGCTGCCTATCTTTGAATTAGCCCAATACTTACCACGATGAATATTCAAACGTTGGCAAACGGCTTGTACTTCATCTTTACTGAATGCTGTATCAAGGCTCATCAGCACATAATCTTTCGTTTCTAAATTAATATTCGCCATGATTCACCTACATTTGTGGAAGTGGAGTTGGTGTATTACCGTTTTTGTGTTGGTTATAAATGTCACGCATTTCCTGCATTGAGCCTTTCTGATCAAAGACATTGCCATTCACATGCAAATTGCCCTCATCAATAAAAAGGTCACCAGCAGTGATATGCGTACCATCTTCTTTAAGCAAAAGGCTGTGCCCGAACTGGTCATAAACTACTGTTTCACCTTCACCCACGTTGACGACAACAGCTCCACCAGTCGTTGCAATAACAATTGAACGTGATGTTTTTCCATGCAATGGAATAACTACAACGCGTGCACCTTCAGGAATGTGTGAGTTAAAGCCGACTTGCTGAAAAAGTTCTACTTCTTGCAAGGTTTCATCAGCAAAGCCCTTTAACTGCAATACTTTTGAACCACCACGTGCGACCAGGGCGAACAGTGGTTGTCGGATTTGTTTCATTGCCTTATTTATCTGGGCTGCTACAGCTTTCATCATGATTTTTTCTCCTTCAGTACCAATGGATTTGCCCAATCGCCTTGACGCTTCAGAAGAAGTTTTGTTGTTTTCCCGTTCTTACGGTCAAGTTGAAAAGTGCGACCATAAACAGCCCATTTGGCTGTCGCTCTTGATAAAACATTGGTTTCTAAATTGATGTACCAGCCCGTTGACCATAGTTTTCCATCGATCATCCAGCCTGAAACCGTTGCTGTCAGCGTATGGGCTTCAAGGTCGTTGTCTTTTTTGATTTTTTCTAATGCTGCATTTGCTTCAGCTTCAGTTTCCACATCACCCAAACTGACGATTTTCAAGCGGTTATATGCATACTGTGTTTGAGTCGTGGTTTCAGACAATATTGAGTTTGCGTTGCCATCTTGGCTCAAGACTTTGATATGGCTAAAGACATTAGAAACGTCGTTGTCATACTGAAGACTTAAAACGTTATTGCTGTTATTCGAAGGGCGCATCAGGCGCAATGGGGTTTGCACATGATAAGGATTAGAAAAAGGGTCACCGATTTGTAAGGTTCCATCCGGATCAAGCCACACATGTTGTCCAGTGATTTGAGCTGCTTTGGTCAGTGAATCCCACAATGATTCACCCGGCTCAACAGATACCTTGTTCTTCAACCACGCATTGTCTTGAATGCGGACATCATGAAACAGTGAACCCAAGTCACCGCCTAAAACATAGCGACCTACCAACTCTTCAAGAGTAATTTGACGTCCATTGAAAATAGGCACAGAACAATCAATTAACTGACCAACGAGGTCACGGCCAGAAACCTGTAGGCCATAGCCATCGCGACTTGCAGCTTCAGAAATACGATCAGCAACAGCTGTTAAAATGATTTGATTTGCATAGTAAGCTTGTACTTTTGCACTACCTTTAATGGCAGGATTTAGTGCTTGTGCGCCTGTTTCAAATAGCGTAAAGCTCCAGTTTTCGGCAGGCGTATCAATTTGGCTGTCAATTTCAACCTGATCCCAGCCTTTAGCTTCAAGGCCAGCAATCACTAGGCGAATTTCATTACCATGATTATCTTGCATAGATGGTTAGCTCCATGCCGACCTGCAATGCCGCAGGGTTAATCAAATCAGGGTTTAAACGACGGATTTCGTCTGCACGACGCATATCACCATATAAATAGTGGGCTAACCAATGCAGGGTGCAAGGTACGGGTACTTGTGTTTTGGTGATGGGTGGACGTGTTTCAATGAGTTCTTGGATTTGATCCTGAATTTGAGCAGCAACGTCTTTATAGACCTGAATTTGTGTGATGCTTTCAAATGTATTAATGGCACGTTCTTCACGGATAGCTTGCTGAAGTACTTCACGTGTTTTTTTACGTACAAGTGCCAAATCAACTGGTGTAAAGCTGATTTCTTGATTGTTTGCCATTTCTGTACGTGTAGTTGCCACAACTTGCTGTGCAATTGCGACTTGACTAGCAGCATGTGTTGAGCGCCAAACTCGTTGCAATTCTGGAGAATCATCATCATTTTGAAAAAGGTTTTCAAAACGCTCAACACGATGAACCACATCACGCCATTTCGATAAAGCCGAAATATTGGTATCAAAGGTCACCAGTTTAGTGACGTCATCAACTAGCCCAACAATCCAGTCGGCAGGTGACAAAACATCCTCAATTGCTTGTTTTGCAACACCTAAATAGGTACGTGCATGATCGATACCGTTGCGGATCGTATTGACTGTGCTAAATAACTTATCGCTGTCTGCATTTTTAAGTTTTTCTAACGCACTTTCTAATGCTGAAGCTGGAGCATCAATAATTGTTGTTGTGGCAATTTTCTCAGGTACAGCAACAGGTACAAACAGCTCACGCTTTTCAGCCTTTGCCTTAATGAACTCAATTGAAATGCTACAAAAGTCTGGATTTTCAGCATCATGATCAACTTGATGATTAACAACATTAACCTGCTGAACACCAAACACTGGATGAATTAGCTCACCTGATCCAGTCGCTAGCAAAGCAGATTCTAAAGCATTGACCCAAGTTAAATAGTCAGACCCGGTATAAACCGCTTGAATCGAAATTCGACGGGGTTCATTACCCATATCTTCAATTTCAGCTTCATCTGAATATGGGGCTTGTTTGATAGCAAGAGTTTTGGATGAAGAATCTTTGGTGGACGTACATTCAAACTGCACACCACGAAAACTTGCATCCTGTAAATCTGTATCCCAACCCATAACAAATGCCTCACTTCTAGTGAGGCTATAGTGGGAAATATAAGTACTTTATATCAGGCGGAAAGGCTTCCGCCCAATTTAGTGTTTTTGCAAATAAAAAGGCACATTTGGGGCACCATGGCGTTTTTCTTGAGCTGCTGCATTTTCAGAGATTGCACCTAAGAGGCCACCACTAAAATTAATGGTAGGTTTGTTTTGCCCAGTGACATCAATCAAAGTATTCATTTTATTAATTAAATCTTGGCTCAATTGGTTTTGTTTTTGTTGTTCTGCAATCAGCTTATTACTTTTTTCTTCAGCTGAAGCTTGCTGCGCCTTGCTTTGTTCAATGGCCTGTTGTACAAAATCTGGGCTTTCTCCACCTGAACCAATACCAATTTTCGCTAAAAGTCCACTTACAAGGTTATACCCGGCATCATCAATAGGTTTAATTAATTGTGAACCAGCATACGCAGCTGCAACTCCTCCAACAGCAGATGCCCCTCCAACAGCTTTTGTTGCTGTACCAGCTGCCCCAGCACCACCAACTGCAACTACACCTTTACCACCAACGATTTGCCCCAAAGCAGCACCACCAGCTGCAACTGCAAGAGCTTTGAGGGCTAATTCAGTTGCACCCATTGCAGTAATTAATTCAGGGTATTTGTTAGTGACCTCAGCCACTTTTTGGCCCATTTCACCAAGCAACTTAGTTGAATCTTGTAAAGTTTGATACTCAGCATTTTGTCTGGTGACATCAAATGCATTTAATCCAACAGAGGCTAATCCAGTTTTATTATAATTAGCTTTCAGATCTAATGTTCCAACACCTTTATTTAGTGCATTCTGAGTAATTTGTTCCATCAATTTACGATTGTTAGTCGCAGCAACCAAAGCTAATAATGACTGCATATCAGGCATGATTTCAGCTAAACCTGACTGTTCAAAAACACCTTTTTGGCTTTCCCAAATTGCCTGAGTTTCTTGATTGTTTTTCGCTTTTGCTAAATTAGCTTTAACTCGTTGCATTTCAGGATTTTTACTAATAATTTCTTCAGCAATATCTAGAAAAGTATCTAGTGATGTTTTTCCTTTTCCCTTATCCAAAGCTGTACGCTTTGCCAAGTCAATATCATATTCTTTTGCCAACCGTTTACTTGTATCACTAGATGATAATTTACTAATTAAGTTTTTTACATTTGTCCCAGCATCATTAGCATCACCAGCTGTAGTCATCGCTACTTCATTTAAAGCCACTAATTGGGCAACAGAACGTGCATTATTTGCAGGGTCTTTAGGTAACAGACCTAACTGGGGATTAATAACTTTAGCAAGGTCTTTTGCTCGCATACTGCCTTCAGCATCACCTTGGATAACCATTGCTTGAACATATTTTTCATCCAGTCCACGTTTACGTGCTGTCAATCCAACGTTTGCAAAATCCAGCATTTCACCGCCAGATGCTAATGCAGCACGAGCAGCATCATAGTGAGCTTTTGCTAATGCTGCTTTATTTTTATTTAAATCATTACCTTGAGAGTATGAACCATCAGCAATCAATGTTTCCATTGCCAAAAATGCATCATTTCTAGTAACACCACCATTAATGGCATTGCCAGTGACAATTGTATTAATCCATTTTTTAGCAGGACCCCAATCTTCTGGCCGATCAGCAAATGTTTGAGCTGCATAATGTAAATCGCGGTCATAATCTACAGTACGTTTAATGGGTTGTTGTAGAGCATAGCCAGCACCAATTACAGCCCCACCAATAGCAGAGCCTTTTTGCCACAATGACATTGTCTGCTGGGTTGATTGATGTGTACGCTTACTAGATTGTTCAACCTGTTTTGACCAGTTTGCTAGCTGTTGTGCTGAACCAACCTGCTGTTTTAAAAGCTGGCTTTGAATTTTTGTCTGAATTGATTGTTGACGTAGAACCTCCTCAAGCATCTTGTTTGTACGTAGTAACTGGTCCCCGGCACGGGCAGTATTCAAAGTCTCACGTGTACCAACTTTAGCTGTATTTACAAACTTAGCTTGAGCAGATGCAACCTGTGTCCATTGCGTATTAATTTTAGTAGTGGCTTGAATTTGCTGGTCGGAGATGCGTTTCATCTCTTGAGCAGCTTGCTGGCCTTTAATCTGCAATGTCAAAGAAACTGTAGAGTTGCTTCCGCTCATAGCTTAGCCCTTTGGTTTTGAATGTCTACGAACATTAGTCACATAAGTTTTTGTCACGGTAGAACTAGACCCATTTGATTGGGTTTGAGTGGTGACAGATGATTGTGGTTTAGGTGTATTTTGTTGATGAGTATTATCAAGCCGCTCATCACTGAGTAAGGCCGCAGCCTGATCAAGCGGCATATCAGCCGCTCGATCATAAGGCACACCAATATCCATCAGTCTTCTGAGGATTCTTGCTCTTGCTCGGAACTCTCGGCTGCTTCCTTTGCATCTAAAGCATCACGTAAGCCTTCAAGGTATTTCAAATTTGCACGGGATGAATGGCCCAGCATGTCATAAGTGATTTCATGCTCAATACCTTCATCATCAACAAGCTTAGTCATAGCTGCCAAATCAGCAATATGAACAAATTGCCCAACTCCAATTTTTGTTTGAGCTTCAAGATATTCAATTGCAGTAGGCTGACGCATCACAATATTTCGGCTTTTGATATCAGTTTGACCCACTAACTTTTTCAAAGCTTTGGGCAAAGTACCTTCAATTTGACTCATTTTTCATACACCTACAGTGTTTCATCAAGATAATCTAAGCAGAACATTTCCAAGTCACGCATGGTTTCACCATCTACTTCATATGACTTACTAATTGTTTGCACGTTACAATCAATAAAGGTTTCACGGTACTTGCCATCAGGAGACTCAACAGAAAGCCGACCATCTTCAACCGCCAACCAATTGACTGTGTCCTTACCATTCGGAATTACAACAGAAGCTGTTAGCTGGTATTTTGTGATACCTTTTGATTTATACTTCACCCGTTGTTTACGGTTCATTGTTGGGACTGGACGGTTGCCCGTAGTAATTGCTGATGTAAAACGAGCAACGTCATAATCCAGCCCGTTAAAACTCATGACGATTGCACCAACTGCATCTTCAGACATTGTTCAACACTCTTTTTTAAGATGGCCCATTGTCTAATACATATAAAAATAAAATCAGGCGGAAGGACTTCCTCTCAATATAAAAAAAGACCGCAATAAGCGGCCTTTTTGAAAGTTCATAGGATAATTAGTAAATATCAAGCGTTGTTGCAATTACATGCATACCACGTACCCAGTAAGTAGGGATTTTGACATTTACACGGTAGCCATCTGTAGCATCAGGAGACACAATAATTTCATCCAGATTATCACGGACATTTTCTAAGATTTCCGCGTCTTCAAGCTGGATCACACGTGCAGAAATGATAGATTTGACATTACGACGTTGGGCTGCTGTGTTTTTACGACGACGTTCTTTCTTCAGGTCCTGACGAACAACTTTTCGAGTATAGTCCACAACCAGTGCGCCATTGATATCAAGCATCAAGTCATCTGATTCACCTGAGTCCGGGTTCATACGATAAGTTGAAATAGCACGTACAATTTCTGGCTTACCATCAGCGCCTGTCTCAATCATACAAACACCTTTATTCATCGCTGCTTCCATCCGCTCAAATGTCAGTTTGAACTCATCAGCAACGGGTGTAATGCCTCCTAGATTAACACCATCGAATGGTAATGCTGGGTCATTAGAGTCAGCTAAAGCAGCAGCCATTGCACCAGCTAGCTCAGGTTCTTGACCATTTGCACCGTGATAGCAGACAGCAACGACACGGTAACTGGTTTTTACTGGAGCTTGGTCGGCAAAGGTTTCAGCAGCAACGATGTCAGAGAACGGAACAACCAAAATTGCTGGACGTTGTTCAATTGAGTCACTAACAGAAATTAAATGGTCGATCCACGCTGTTGTATCTGCTCCAGCTGCTGGAGGGGCTGATACGGCAATGATGGTGTGACCGAGTGGTTTGATTGTATCGAGTGTATTTTGGAGAGTCATGATTAATACCTATCTTATCTATTAAATCATTAAAGGTGCGGTAAGCAAGTAAGTGCTTTGGTTTTTCCAGAGTGCATTTTCAACATCACCTGCACCTCGACTTAATAGGAATACCAACTCATTACTATTTATTGCATAGTCAGTGTTCAAGCTTAGTTCAAGTAAATTCATATTGAATTTTGTGAGACAGAAATCAATAGGAGCATTTGGTGTTGAGACATCAATACAACGAATGTGATTTTGACGATTCATATGTGAAGTTCGGTATAGAACAAAGATTTTCCCAAACTGTGTAACGGCAATTAGTGGACGAGATAGTTGATTTGTAGTTAATGGTCCTGACAGATCATACTTAAAAGTAAAATCACTTACTAACTCACTTTTCCAAATCGAGCCATCAAACCAGATATGACAAATCTGAGTTTTGTCATTACCATCATATTGTGTAATAACAGTGTGATATCGAGAGTTCAAATCACAACAACCACCATTTTGATTTACAAAGCCTGAACCCGCCGGTGCATTAAAGATTAGTTCAGAACGGACATCATTCAGTGGTAAAGCATACGAATTTGCGCCACTTGCGCTTGTCCATGTCACTCCCTTATCTGAAGATTTTGCGTAAAACATACCAAAATTAGTATTCGCTGATGATGCTTGCGTACGGTATCCCCAGCAAAGATGCAGTGAACCATCTGAAGCAACTCCAACACGTTGTTCATATGGATTTGATACAACTGTACTCGCCTGATCTATGAGTTTGACCTTCACATTAAAAACTTTATTCACATCATCAAAAATTGAAGCAAAAAAAGCACCATCACCTGATTGACCTTCACGCCAAAAAGCCTGCGTTGTACCATCGGGATAACGAACAAATCGCGGATATGTGACAACAGTTGAATCTGTATAATAAATTCGTTGCCATCCAGAAATATCATGCGGATTATTGCTAATTACACAGCGACATACATTGTTGTGATGATTACCAGTAATTAAAATAAAACCATTTTTTGTCACGGTAAGGCCGAAATTGTTATGCCCATCGCCAACATTGGGTGCAGAGAATGGATTTCCTTCAACTGTTGATAGATCAAAAGTAGTCCATGCACCAAACTTATAACGTTGCAAAATAATAGGGTTTCTATTCTTATCTACAACAATAACGTATTGATAATCATCAAAAGTAACTACATTATTTTGAGTAAATGGGGCAAAGTTGTAACCATGGTCATTCGATGTCGAGACTGGTAATTTTTCAAGCTGTACATCGACTTTTGTAATGTTTGAAACATCACTATTAGCAATTGCTTCAGCAACATTAGACTCAATCGTGCTTGCTGCAATTTCAGTGACTTTCTCAGTTGCAATATCATTGATCTTTTGATCGATATTACCGTCTAATGCTTCTTCAACTTTTAGTTGAACAGTGTCATTAATGATTCCAATAGTCTGATTTAACTTCATATCAATAGCAGAAACTTTTGTTAATGCCTTGGATACATCAGAATTTGAAGCAAAATTTTTGGATGACTTAAAGATTGTATAAGCTGGATTTGCAGCGGTCATTGTACGTGCACGGACATACACAAAACCAGACTGTGTTGCTGTTCCTACAAGATTTGCTATTGCAGAATTATTTCCCGTTGAAATATAGGTAGCTAATGTTCCAAGATAATTCTTATCACTGTCAAACTGTGCAATATAGAGCATCTGTTGACCAACAGTGCCTGAACCGACTCTGCCATTATATGTAAAAATATCTCCCTTATCACATTCAAAGAAGTAACTTCGCCAGCCAGATTCATTAGGCACACTGGTTTTAATACCACCGACATCATAGATATAATTAGTATCAAAATATGGGTAATTTGTGAGATCAGTCGTAGTTACAATGCTTTCTTCAAGCATCGAACCAAAATCAGAACGTTGCATGAAGTTAGCACGAGTTCTTAGGATTTTAGGTTTTGTACCGACTCTTGCACGAATATAAATATAACCTTCTTTTTCAGCGAAAACTGTAGCTGAAGCAATGTTATAGGCATAACCTGTGGTCTTAAATGATTTTAAATTATTTAAGAAGGTTTTGTCTTTACTCAGCTGTGCTACAAAAGACATATCTAAGTTTGTTGTACCATCGCCAGTTGTTGCGAACACCTCAACAACATCACCTTGTTTTACATCAATATAATAATTTCTCCACGTCGTATCTGATGTATTTGTTTTTGTACCATCAATATTAATCACATATCCGATTTCATATTGACTATTACTGAAATCTTGCTTTTGATAAATCGGCAATGATGAAACATGTTCTACGATACCGAGGTTCGCATTCTTTTCAGATTTGAGTAATGTTGGCGTTACAAAGATATTTTCCTGTTTTGAAATATTATAACTAAAACTTGGATCTCCAGTTCTGACACGTAATGCGATAAATCCTTTCTCTTGTGCGGTCACAGAATATGTTTGCATTACATTTAAGCCAGTCGATATATATGAAAACAATACAGACTTCATTTTTCGATTAGTATCTAGCTGAAATGCATAGTCAATTTTGCTTCCAGTATTACTGTCACCCAATGCTGACTGGACAGTTAAGATGTCACCAGCTTGGACTTCAATAAAAAAAGTTGAAATTACTGTTGAGGCAACTAAATGACTATCAGAAAAAAGTGCGAATCCTTTTAATTCTTCATATACCAATGACGCATCGATTTTATTATTCAAAATAAATTCTTCAGCTTCTTGAATAACAGCCAGTTTTAGATCAAAACCTTTTGTATATGTACTGCCATTCCAAGTATATGTTCCATTTTTTTCAGTATCAGGGTCTGCATTAACACGTACAGAAACATTCGCTTGTGGTGGTGTATATGCAATCATCTCTGCATAAGTATTGAATGAAGCATCAGTACCATTCGCAATCGTAGTCACTGAAAATTCAACATTATCAATACGTTCATTTTGTGCATCATCCCGTAACTGGCTTGCTTGAGCTACTGATAAAACAGTATCAGGAGTTGCAAAATCTTCCTCATTTTTTGATGCAGCAGAACCCAACCCAGCTTTGACAAGATCAGCTACCTGCTCTAATGGCGCTTTCTTTGTTTCTTCACCTTGAACCACTGGCAAGACATCATTAGGTGAAACGCTTGAAGTTGGTTCAAGCTCACTAATTGATTTGCCGGGTACTTCAATAACAATTGTTTGTTGAGCCATCAATGAATACCTCAAGGTTCAATTAAAGCGCCGCCTTCTGTTAAAAGCGGATCACCATTTTCGGTATGTAAAGCAGCCTGTGTTTGAACACCTTCAATCGCAAGCGCTACTGCTTGGGCATTAACAAGACGATAAGTTTTTACCGCAGCTTTAATCATACGACCAGCTTGTGAATTGGCACCAAACTTAGCATCGGCTCCAGCTGTGTCATAAACATCAACTGGGGTGAATTGCCCGGACAAAACATCTAGCGTCACAAAAAGTACTTTTTGCTCATTGGCTGGAAGCCCTGTGCGGAGGGTATTGATATTGACGTCTGTATAAACGCCCGGTGTTTTAATACCAGCAGGAATACTCATTATTTATTTTCCTTCAGTTCAACCAGATCAGAAGCGTCTTTAACGTCATCACCCGGCTCAAAGAAATAATCGACATTGATACGGTGGATTTCACCGATAGATTCATCAGCCTCTTCACGGTCACGATCAGAAGCAGTAATTGTGTATTGCGTAGTAAATGCTTGAGAAAGCACACTAATCGACTGACTAGCAGTTTTAGTATTAAAAATGGTTTTGGTTTTGCCTAATTCCAAAGGCTCAAGCCCTTTGACACCAACTGATGAAAGATCATTACCAATCAAGAGCTGGTGAACATGATGCAGCATTTCGTATGTACCAATATCACCTCCAGCACCCTGACGACGTGCTTCCTCATTACGTACAGAGCGAGCACCAACAAGTACTACAAAAGTCACTGGATATTGAGTCTTGTTATAGCTGATCTTTTTAGGGGTGCCAGAACCTTCAAAAACTACCCATATTGCTGGGAATCCTTTAACAATAGCAGTCAAGCCATCATCAAATTCCCCGCCATACGTTTTAATTTGACGAACCCAAGTCCATTTTTTAGCAGTGACCTGATTAGCCATGACTTGTTTAACAGCTTGCTCGACAACACTTAAATTAATCACCAGCCTTTACCTCCAAAATCATGACGTCCAACTTGAAACATCACATTGTTAGATGAAGTTTTTACAGGCTCAGATTCACCAGCTGGCGTACCACCAACACCAACAATACCTTTAGAAATATCTTTCAATTTATTGATGGCATCGACATAGCGTGTGCGGATCGGGTCATCGTCAGTCATTGCACCAGTGCATGCATGATAGCGTGCAATATGGCAAGCAAGGCTTTCAAGGAATGGAGGGACAGTTTGCAACGGCAGCTTATAGCGACCCATTAGATAACCATCAATTTCCGAGTTAGCTTCTTGCAGTGCTGCATTTAACTTGTCGTAATTGATAGCATCTAAATATTCAGATTCTTCATTATCAGTGAGCTGAATAAGTTCACGCTCACCAAACTTCGCAATCATCGCAGCTGCCGTTGCATACATGGCTTACGCCTCCTTACCAGTCGAGCCGTAAATGGTTTGCCAGAAGCCATAACCAGCAGCACCACGCGCTTCAGCACCAAAGAAGAAAACGCCTTCCATAAATACAGATGGAGATTCCATATTGGTTTGTGAAACAAATACTGGTTTTTTACGCACCTGATATACAAAAGGTTTTACAGGTTTTGTGTTGTCCAACAAGAACCATGCATCGTCATCAGTCAAACGTGTTGACACTTGTACCTTAGCCGTACCCTTGTAAGGGTTTGGCTTACCATCTTCCAAGCGGTCAACAGTCATCAAAGCATTGGCTACATCTTCCTGTGCTGGAGGCACAAGTAAAATATTCGGCTTAACATTCAATGGACGGCCTGATTCGTCTTTGAATTTCATCATAGTGGTGCGTGCTACACCGTATGAGGCTTGAGCTGCTGCTAATGAAGCAATCGAGAGTTTCTTGGTTCCTTTATTGCTAAAGGTTAATTTGCCAACTTTATGACTTCCTGAAATCATCGGTTGACCGTCATAACATTTAGCCGTAAATGCTTTATTTACTGCTTCAAAAACCAATTCATCTGGATGTTGTTTTGCAGACCAAGCAGCAGATTCAGCTTGCGGCTTGTAGATTCCCATTTGGTCATCTTCAATATCGTTACGACGCACTTCAATCGTTGCTGCGTAGTCTTTGTTACGAATGACATAATCATATTCTGCAAGCTTGGTAATGTGTTTTTTACCGATCCATTCCTTCATCTGAGGGAAATTAGCTAACCAGCGATAATCTACATACGCACCATTGCTTGGAACAACCATTGCAATAGCTGGATATTCAACCTCAACTTCATTAAAAGTCTGGTTAAATACCTTACTAAGATTTAAGAAAATCGCATTTAAATTCGCGCCATTAACATTCATTCGATCCACACTCCGTTTTCATCAACACCAACTACACGACCAGCTACTGACAGGGTTCCGCCAGCATCTGTTTCAGCAACCGTTTCGCTATTTTCGATATAGCAAGGCTTTCCAAACGATGCCTGAGTCACAGGATCAGTCGCGCTATTAGCGAACAAGAATGCATCGTGAGTACGTACTAAAACGTATACGTCACCATTGCCGCCATCAGTGTTATCAACGCTATCTTCATAGCGACCTAAATAAGTTAGACCCGTTGCGGCAGTTGCTGTAACTGCATAACCAGTGGCATCAACAACTGCAATAAATCCAGCCACCACCGATGCACCAGCTTTGACTGGTACATGAATCAAACCGACTTCACGACGCTCAGTTTGTCGTTCTTCTTGAGTTAAAATACTGCCCATGATTATTTAGCCTCGTTCCAGTCAATACCCATCAAGTTGCCGACAGCTAAAGTCTCAGCAGAAACCTGCTGTTGGTTAGGCTGATTATGTTGGTGAGTAGTGGTTTGCTTTTGGGTTAAAGCTGCAATTATTGGTAATCCTTCAATTTGTGCTTTGGCAACATCAGGATTAGTTTTAGCCAGCTCTTTGTAGTATTTAATGGTTACATCACCTGTTAAACGCCCATCACTACAAGCTGCAAGGATGAGGTCATCAATCTCTTTTGTATTTTGAGCGGCTTCAGCAGTAACAGCTTTTGCAACTGCTTCTTGGTATACAGCGATTGGTACAAACTTGGACGGATCAACAACAGCCTGACTGTTTGCTGCCGCCTTGACTTCAATGGCTTTATCGATAGCAGCCAATAAGGTCTGATCATTAGCAGTTGAAGTACCAAAAGCACCATCAAGTTTAGTGAAAACACTATTGGCAGCTGCCAACACTTCTTGTTCTGAAGCGGTTTCAGCCAGCCCCAGTTTTTTAAGCATGAGCTTTAGAAACTCATTCATTGTTGAATCCTCATCATTGTTTTGGGCAAAAAATTGCTGAGCTGCCGCAGCAAGCTTGGCTTCGGGCAACTGGTCTAATGCAGGGTTGTTTGTTAAAGCGACATTGATTAATGCTAGGATTTCGCCTTGTTTGTTGTAGAAAAATACAGGCGATAAATATTTGTATTCACCCGACTCAATAAAGGCTTTTGCTTTATCAAGCCATTCAAATTTAGTGCTACATATTCCAACTCCATCGATATACCTGAAGTTTGCAGACTTCAACCAGCCAGCAGCTGGTGCAGGTTCACCTGTACTCTGGCTTTTTAATGTGGCGTGTTCGTAGTCGATGACCATATCAACCTTGTGTTGATTCAATGCAGCAACGATTTCACGACCTCGTTCTGGTGTAAGAACCCAATGAGGTGCATCGGTAGGACGTCCATCACGTCCTTGGAAAACACCTTCAGGAACCAATACCAAATATTCCGTTTGATCGGACGATACTGCTAAATCAAATGAGCATTGAGCTACAAGAACTGAATCGGTCATAACATCAACTTTTTAAAAGATGTTATGAGATTAGAATGAGGGGAGAAAAAAGATCAGGCGGAAACACTTCCGCCCAGTTTTAGAAATTAAATATCTGATGCCAGTAATGGTCTACATCATCAAATATGGCAAGCTCTGCCTCATGTTGTAAATTGCCTTGCTCATCCATTGGTAAAAATGGTCTTGCAGGAATATCTCCCCAAGGAAGTGGCCCATTTCTAGAAGATTTGCCATATTGACCTTGCTTCGCACCAAAATGTTGTGTTGGAGCTTTAGGATCATTAGTCCCAATCTCGACTTCATTATCTGACACACGTGTTGTAATGCTGCGTCGTAACTGACCTGATTGAAAAAGCATTTTCCCTGACTTGCGACGGGCCAAAGTCACTGGACTTAAACCAGCCCATGCAGGCCGACCTTCGGAGTCAAAGTTGTCTTCGGTAACAGTCAAAAAGCTATTGGCAATTGAATGTCCTAAAGGTGATGTATCAAGCATTGCTTCAGCAACGCGAGTGAGCCGAGTCCTTAGCTCTCTATTGCCCAGTTCTATAGTCATTGAATCAACTCCAAACCATTAGATTGCCAGTCTTTTTTACGCACAAACTGAGACACACCAAAAGTGTGTGTTGTTTCGCTCATTGAGAACTGAACAACATCTTTTTCAAGCACATAAAACAATAGCTCGCTTTTGGGGTCCCAAAATATTTGCTTGGCTTCAGTAAGTAATTGAGGCAAGGCCATCAATCGGCTAACCGCTATACCTGAATATTCTTTATTAATAATAATTGCATCACTTAAAAATAAAATTGGTGATTCAAGCGGTACGCCTCTGCTGAAGAGTGATTTCACGGCAACATCCTGAAGGGAGCCAATGGTACTGGTCTCATTTCTAGGCTCGGCCAGACGCAAGGCATTCTGAATAAACTTTTCGTGGATTTTAGCCCGTGTTGGTGTATTCAATAATTCCTGAGTTTGTTTTAAACCTTTGTACGAACCCATTAAATCGGTTGCCCGTTGTGCCATTACATTATCAAGCAAGTAACTGGTAGCTGGTGATCCATTAAAGCCAGCTGCTGGAGCAAACGTCAGCGTACCGTCTTTAGTTGGAATATTAAATTGAGTCCGCTTGGCAACAACATTCATGCCAGTATTACGATCTGTACCAATTTTTTCATTAATTGTTCGGGCATGACCTTTGCCAGTTAATATTTCTTTGCCTTCAACCTCACGTCTGGATCGGGCAATAATACGGCATTTACAACCCCATTCTGACGGTGGATAGGCTACCGACCAAAATGGATCGTCATAGCTAAAAATCTTTCCATTCAAGGCCACATGTTGTTTGCGTGGGTTACTAATTGAGATATGACGCCATTCCCAATATGGACGAGTTTCAGCACCTGCAAGCATGGCTTTATAACGGCCAGCTGCAAAAGCAGACTGCATATTTGTTTCATAAATTGTTCGTAATCGACGGGGGCTACCAAGCTGTACTTCCTGTTCACGGCCTTCGGGATTAACAACTATTTTCTTTCCCCACCAGCCTTTGTCTTGAAGCGTAGGCGTAATACTAGCTTTCCACTGCTCAAGCGACTGGCCTTGCTGCATCGCTGTAATTAAGGACTGGCGAATATCTTGGAGCAGATCCATACGTGCAACTTTTGCCACGGTAAATGCTTTGCTGTGTGCATTATCCAGTGTTTCATGCCAGTCCCAACCAATCTTGAAGCCTTTCTTTTCTAAATAAGAAATTGCATCTTCAGGGGGCAATGTAAACAGAGCGTTCAGCTCTGGCCGTTGTGCTGTAGGCATTAGGTTTGCTCCGCTTGAACACTCAGACGACCCAATACTTCACTTGCAAATATTAGGCGTGTCAGTTTTTCCTGCAATGCTGGTTCGTCATCGGGTGGATATGCATCTTGCAAAAGTGCAAGTATCTCTTCTTCATTGCCTGACCGTATCTTTGCTAAGAGCTGCTTGGTCCACGACTCAACTGTATCTTGTGCAATATTTGTCTGATCCTTCAGCAACAGTTGCAGGGATTGCTCTTCAATAGGTAGCTGTGCTGAATTGGCAGCAATAATGCCGCCCAACAACTGGGGCTGGTATGTGTTCATTGCCAAATTAGGCACAGGCCCATTTTGAATTGTTAGGATTGGTTCTTTGTCATCGGCAGGCTGTGGAATACCAAGTCTTTCATGAGGCCATGACACAGGGATTCTCATGCCAACACGTACCAATTTTTCAAGCGATTCACCAAAGACCTGCATGTCTTCAGTATCAGACGTATCAAAGAAAAAGCTCGGATAACGGTCAGGTTGTATATTTGGATAGTTCAGCCGCATCAAAGGGCTGACAAGGTAATCCGTTAATGACCTTGCTAATTGTTTAGCATCAGACTTTTTAATCTTTTCAAACTGGATTTCATGTGTATTTGATTGGGCATTGGTACTGGTTTTACCGTCAGCCTGACTTAATAAAGTTCCACCAACAATAATTTTTGAAGCTGTTTTCTCACACCAATCAATTAGTGACATGTGATTTTTGGTGTCACCGTCAGCAGCTGACTCAAAGTCTAGGCTCATACCATTAGGGATAATCCCTCCAGCATTACGCCCTATAGACATAACTGCACGCAGTAAAGTCATTTTTTCCTGATCGGTTGCACCTGAAGGATATTTACCAAGGCGAATAGGTAAACCATAAACTTCAAGGAACTGCATCACATCACGAATGCCATAATTCTTAAAGATAAACGGCCAGCACAAAATTCGGTGTAACCCAGATCGGGCAATGTATCCTGATTTAGCTTTATGACGATGAATAAACCATCCAAAGTCCCAAAACTCTGCACCCTCTGGACTACCGTCATTTAGGCGCAGCTCATTGGGTTTATCGAATGGCGTCATGAAATTACGCGCCAATTGATGCTCAAAGCTTTTCGGCAGCCATAAGTTGCCAACTTGATGCCATTCAATTTCTTGACAGCTGTAACCATGCCCAACAGCATCCATCGCATCAAACAAAAACATTTCAAAGTCTTGAATGTCCTCAATCCATTCACGAACTTCTTCAGCAATTTTCTTTTCTTGCTCAGATGCATTTTTTGGTGGCTTAACACCCCAGTCCAGACCGTTAATGCCTTTCTTGCGTTTATCCATTTCGGAAAATATATGGCCGTCACGTTCTTCCATGTCCGCAAATAGGTCAGCTTGAGCTTGTAAATTGCCTTGTTCAGCATCGGTGAGTAAGCGATACAAATGCTGTGGCGTCATTCCAACAACAGGATGTTCTTGAGCCTGATTTGTTAGCCATGCAATTTCAGCAGTCTGATTAGTTTCAAGTGCAGTACGATCTTGTTTTTTAGAAGTGCGGTCTTTTTTAGCCATGATAGATGCAAATACAGTTTGAGGATTCTGCACCATTGTGAAATTTTAGCGGCCTTAAAATCAGGCGGAAATGCTTCCGCCCAATTTCATGCGCTGATTTGCGATTTAAGCGACTTATTCTGTTTTACGGATCATTGCAGCAAAATACAAAACAAAAGCCGTAAAGAGCGTTTATAAAGATTTATAAATCTATAAACACCATGCTTCAGTAATTGGTGATGATGAGTTCCTGTTTTTCATCACGTCCTGAGCCAGAATTACCCACTGAATATTTAATTTTGGTGGTTGCAATATTCAGCCCATCAAATGTGGCACGCATGTCTTCATGATCATTTATCGAGAGCATAACTTTACTTTTACAGGTCTTCATTAGCTCAGCCATTTTTTCATATTGATCTAAACCAAAACCTACACCATAGCCAGCTAATTTCCAGTACGGTGGATCGGCATACATAAAGCAATGAAGACGATCATACTTCAGTAAACATGCATCCCAAGTTAAATGCTCAACTGTCACTCCTGAGAGACGCAAATGCGCTTCACTCAATTGTTCTTCGATTCGGAGTAAATTCACTGGTCGAGCTGTGGTTGCTGTACCAAAAGTTTGACCAGACACCTTTGCTCCAAATGCTGTGTGCTGCAAATAATAGAAACGAGCTGCACGTTGAATGTCAGTCATCATTTCAACACTTGCAGATTTAAGCCATTCAAACATCTGGCGACTGACCAGCGCCCATTTAAATTGGCGAACGAACTCTTCAAGGTGATGCTGAACAACTCGATACAAGTTCACCAGCTCACCATTCAAATCATTAATGACTTCAACTTTTGATTGTTCTTCACGCATAAAAAATAAAGCTGCGCCGCCTGCAAACAATTCTACATAACACTTATGTTCTGGCATTTTTTCAATCAGTTGCGACACCAGACGACGCTTACCACCCATCCAAGGAACAATTGGCTTGGTTTTCATTATTTCACCTACTGCAAAACTTTTTCATTTTTGATAGCCTGCAATAACTGTGTGCACAGTAACGAGGCTAAGCCTGCGGTAGCACTTTTACCAAAGGGGGCGACTCTTGCTCCAACAAGAGTCGTCACCTCGTTTTGAATTATTAAAAAATTAAAACTTGATAATCAGGGGGAAGTCTTTCCGTGCAAAATCCAACACCAACACCAACACCAACACCAACACCAACACCAACACCAACACCAACACCAACACCAAAAACACCTATTTATAAAACATGGGTCTTTTGGGTAGTTGTTTTATATTTATCTTTCATTATTTTATACACCCTAATATTTTGCTTAAGTGAGGGGAAAAATGTTTTACTCCCTTCAAATGAATTAGGTGACTTTCTAGCAGGTGCTTTTGCACCATTAGCATTTTTCTTCATTTTACTAGGTTACAAACAACAAAGTGTTGAAATCCAAAACAATACTCAAGAAAGACTTGAGCAAAAAAGACAATCTTTATTACTTTCCCAACCATTTTTTCATTTCAAAAGTTTTAGCGGATTTATAATTAATTCAGATGATTCATTTTTTTTCAATTTAAGTCTCTCTTTAAGCAATAGTCGAGCAATTTGCAGGCAGCTTTTCCTTCTTTTAAGTTTTGAAGATAGTTTAGTCGGTCAAATCCCTGCTGGAGATACTTCATTTGGATTTATTAATAATAATTTTGAAGACCAGCGAGATTTTTATCTAATCACTGAAAGTACTCACTTAAATTTTGAAAATGAATATGCTGTTGTATATTTATTGATTAATTACACTGATCTAAATGATTTAACTCAAATGCAATCACTAAAGTTACTTTTCAAAAATGATAAAGATGGTTCCTATTCATTTAGTCATTACATTGTGGACAAGAACAGTTATCAGCACTAAATTTTAGTTTGATCCCAATTTTTTACTTTTAATCATCATTCTAATTTCCTAAAACCACCCAATAGAACCAGCCCAATCATCATAATCATCACTTAGCTCCATTTCCTCTTTTGAAGGGAGTGGAGTAAATTCAATTGCTGTTGCCAAATGTAGACTGGCGAACCAAGCAAGAATCATTGCAACAGCACCATCACCATGTCGATACAGCTCAGGGTCTTTAATATCTTTTGCACGTGCTTTCGATACCATGTAAATGCCGTCTACTTCTTCAATTGCTGAGCAGTCATTTTTTAAATCAGCATCGATTGGTAAATCGATCATATCTTCTTCAAAAGCGGTGACCAGCTTAGGTGTCCACAAACCATACCAAGCGCGGCTCAATTTAATTTGATGCACCATATGCGCTCCATATTTCTCGGCAGTATTCTCAGCAATGGTTTCACCGTTACCAGTCGCATCCATTGCAATACCACCAAAGCGTGGCAATCGATCAAGCATATACCAGAGAATTTTTTGCTGAAGTCGTGAAGGTACTTTGTGCATTTCAATCACAAAAGGCGCAATCCGACGTAAATCCTGAGCAATATAGAAAGGCAAAATAAAACTAAAGTCACGGTGACGTGCATAGTCTTGCCCAGCACAATGCTGCTTAGTCTTATCAAGCTTTTGTAATTCTGGCTCTAAATAGCGTTGAATCCAGTCATCAATATATGCATCACGTTCATCGGGTGTTAGCTCCGTGAAATCATCACCCAATTGCATGCGTAGTACTGTCCTAACTTCCGTCATCGCACGCTCTACCCACAAAGTCGGTAAACATACCGATGAACCATCACGAGGGATAGCGTCTAATTCTTCACGCATGGCAGCTTTACGACTACCGTAGGCTTTACGGATTTTGGTGTACCATTTTTCTTTACCTTCAATGGTTGGCTTTTTGCCTTGCATGAAACAAACACGCTCATACAATCCATTAGCAACAGCATCATCAAAAGTCACTACATGCACAGCTGCATCTTCACCAAATACACCATTTTCAATATCTTTGACAAATTGATTGAATGGATTATTTTTCCCATTATGTGAACTAATAATTGAGATACGACCACCCCAAATAAGTAAAGCGGTTGCTGCCTCAATTACACCTTGAACATTCGGGTGAAAAGCTGCTTCATCAATAATAACTTTACCCTGTAGACCACGGATGTTTTCAGGTCGGCTTGATAAGGCTACAATTTGAAAGCCGCTGGAGTAACGGACACGATAAGCAGTGATCTGGCGTGTTTCACCTTTATCGTTTTGGTCCTCAAAAAGAAACTCTTCAATTTGTGAAATACCTTGACCTTGGGCTTCAGCAATTACGCGCGAAAACTTGGCACAGTAGCCAATGAACTCCAGACCTTTTTCTTTGGTATCCCCAATATAGTAAACACTCATACCGCCAGCTTCTTTACTGGCAGCAGCTGTAAAAACTGCATCAAAACTTTCGGCAAAAGTAATACCTGTTCGACGACCTTTAGGACACGCCTTAATATCTGTCTTAATCTTCAACCATTCAACTTGGTGTTTCATCAGAACACCTTCTTCAAAAGGGTTCAGATTATTAGGCAGGTTTCGGGCACGTTCAGGAAGCTCATCCCAGTCAATAACCCGTACTGTATCTTGCCGAGGCTTTGGAGTATTCATCATTTAATACCTAGAACTTTTTCACGCCAGAACTGAATTTGCTCTTCACCCATGCCTTGAGATGCAGCAGCTTTTTTGAGGTTTTCATCTTGTTCTTTAAGCAGCTCTTCACGTGCTTGACGACGTACTTCATCACGGTTATCCATTGCTTTTTCTTTTGTCATCATTGCTGCACGGGCAGCACGTGCCAATGCCCCAACAGCGTCAATATCCATTTTTGGCTTTTCAGGGTCATCACCAGTATTAGTCAGTTCATCCAGTGCTTTTTTGGTCACAATGGCCTGTACTGCTTGAGCCAATAACATGCCGCCTTTATCATCTGGGTCTTCGCCAAACTCTTTAACCAGCACCTCAGAGGCAGCTGCAAATTCACGCATAGCCTTGGCTTCTTCAGCCCAGTTTTTTTTCTCACGACCAAGAGCCGAACGACTTGGAATAGAATCTGCTGGAAACTCAGAACGAATTTCATCAAGCATTTCATTTAATGTCAGTCGGTCTTCACGCAGTAACTTTTCTACAAATATGCGTTGCTCATCCGACAACTTATGCATAAAAGACTTTGACATATTTGCTCCTATGCAGAAGGTCGTTTAACACCATGTGTTGAAATGCGACCAGTAGCGACATCCATTCCACGCTCGGTCAACTTTACAACCAACACAGAACCAAGATCATCTTCAAGTACAACTAAGCCCTGATCGGCAAGCCAGTGTAATTCTGTCTTAACTTGATCCCGACTAAAGCTATGTCCGTAACGATCTAGACCAGCAACAAGCACTGACGAGTTAGAACGGTACTGCGGTAATTCATGTAAAAGGCGCAATACCACCAAACGCATGTCTTCTTTTAAATGATTGGCGAAGCTCATATTTAATCCTTGTTATGCAATAAGTAATCATTCACACGATCTACCGCCTTTGCTAAGGGGGAGATAAGTTCTTTCAACCCCGCAACAGACTCTTTTAAGGCTTTCATATCACCAGACATTTGATAGATCACTTGGTGATCAGGCATGTTACGAATGCGTTCTTCTACTTGAGTCAAACGCTCTTTAGTTTCTTGCAACTCTTTGTCTTTGGCGGCTTGGCGATTTGAAACAAAGATATAAACACCAAGCCCAAAGTTACAAAGAAACGAAACCAGAGCTAACACAGTTGCGGGGTTGATTTGCATTAATTGTCCTCGTCAACTGGTGGCAAAGGCTTAGCTCGGTTTTGATCAATAAAACGACCAATGAAAGCTAAAATTGCCAAGGCAGCTGTTACACGTTGTTGGGTTGCCATTGGCAGCAATTGGATCAACTCTGCTGGAACTCCATAAACTTGAACAAATCCAATTAATGCAATGAACCAGTTCGACAGCCACAACCAGCCACTGCGCCAGTTCTCTACAATCCAGCGCTTTTTGAGCTTTACTGCAACACCTTGAATATATTGTGAATCAACAGGTTTATTTTGATTTACCAACCCATTTTGACTTTTGGCTAAGTTACGTCGAAAACTTCGCTTCCATTGACTCATGCCACATCCTCCACACCATATTTAAGATTTACAGCAACCCGCGCCATCCAGCCTTTGCCGAAGGCGTTGAAAGTAGAAATCTTTGTATAGAATTCAATACGCTTGGAGTTGAACAAACTGATTAAAGCAAACTGTGGTTGCTTACGAACTGCCGCTAAAGTTAAAGAACCAACAATGCCATCATCTTTCACACCGACTGCACGCTGTAAAAGTTTTCGAGCATTAAGCAGACCATGATTAACAGCTGCATCAAAAAGTTGGAAACCAACAGAGAATGGGAAACTGTCACAGCTCATCGCATCCCAGTATTGGTTTTTATAAATCTTCTCAACAATATCCATTGGGATATCTTTCATTGAACCCTTATAACCGTACTGACGGGCAACGCTTTTTGTAATGCCGTAATTGGTTTCACCGCCTGGGTCTGAAGGATGATTAACATAACCGCCTTCATGCTGAAGCACTCGTTTTAGAGCTTCTTGGAATGTTTTAGCCACAACAAAAAAACCTCATCAAATGATGAGGCTATGTTGCTATCTGAACTATTTTTTTATCAGGCGGAAATGCTTCCGCTCAGTTTATTCTGCCTCATCTGCGGCCAAGGCTTGCTCGTAAGTTAATTTCACACGTGCTTCACATTTTGCCTTTGATTTCAAATAATCAGCTTCTTCTTGACGGACAATTTTACGCATAGTTGCTGTATCTTCACGTACTTGTTGATATAGAGCATTCGCATACAAATTTAAATCTGTGAATGCTGTATCACATGACGTATATGGATACATTACTGTTGAGCTAGGGAAATAAGCATGACCAATCCCCATTTTTTCTTCCACACCACTAAATGGTTTTTGAACATACTCATTCCAATCATTCATCACATATTTTTCAAGAGTATCTTTTTCTTTTAATTCATAGGCATCAAGAATAAACTTTTCATCTTCATTAATTTTTTTCAATAGTTGAAAAGCAAAATTCTTAGCTTCATCAGGTGTAAGCTCTTTTTTTTCTGGTGTGGAATTAGCCTGTTCTTCAGCGTAAGCTGCTTCTTGCTGTGAAGTAACACCTGACACATACTGCTCTGAGTCACTTGATTTTTCGGCAACTGGCTCTTTAGAACACCCTGCTAAAGTAAGTAGGCCAACTACTAAAATTAATTTTTTCATTAATAAAAAGTCCCGCGACTTGGTGGTATCCATCTGCCCACAATTTCAACATCTGTAGCTTCATTTAAATCGAGTTTCATTGGTAGATACTTTTCATTATCTGACAACAATAACAACTCATTAAACTGACGTTGCACACGTTTAACCCAGAAGTTCTCTTGATTTCTCACAACGTAAATAAAGCCATCCGTTAATTCCTTGTCACTAGTATTAACTAATAAAGGCTCTTTATCATGAATAGTTGGTTCCATGGAGTCACCTTTAGCATAGACGATAGCTAAGTCTTTTGCATAAAGCCCATGTCTTGATAACCAATCTTTTCTAAATGCTAATCGGCTAACAGGCTCAGCTGCACCAAAGCAAACCGCTCCGTCACCAGCAGAAACCGCAACATCATAAACATTTACTAAAGCAAATTCCCCACAAAACAAATCATCAGATTTACTTGTTTCTTCAACATTCTTATCACCTAAAAGAACATAAGTAATATCAAAACCATGCTGTGCACACAGAATGAGCTTATCACTAGGGATTGAAGCCCCATTTTCCCATCTCTTAACAGTTGATTCACTTACTTCAATTAAATTTCCTAACCCTTCTTGGCTCAGGTTTAACCTCTTTCGCTCGGATTTAAACCGATCAGAAACAAAATTGTGCATAAAAAGGCCTTAAATAAGTTGAAATGGGGTTATATATGAACTAATATCAGGTCAATAGGGTGCATATATGCACTATATTTACCTTGTAAGGAGATCGTAAATGACATCTAATTCAGAAGCACTCACACCTGAGCAGGTCAAACAAAACCTTCGCGCTCAAGGCAAAACCCTTAAACAAGTTGCTCTAGAAAACAATCTCGAACCTAGCGACGTTTACAAAGTGATGAACGGATCACGTAAAGGTCTTTATGGCAAAGGTCATGAGATTGCTGTGTTACTTGGACTAAAAGCAAAACCAGAGACTGTGTCATAGATTAACTGCTTTTTATCCCTTTTTTAACCCCTTTTTGTACGAAATTAGGAAAAAAGTAGCATGAATGACCATATCCCTCTGATAAGTAAGCTCATATTTGCACTATCAATCTTCGCTTTTGTTGGTTGGTACTTTGCTGAGCAAGACAACGAGATTCTTCGTCAAGAACTTATTTCTCTTAAATACAACATGACTGGTGATCACTATGACATCACCAAATAAATCAGCAGCAAAAGTTTTAACAGTCTTATTCGCATTGCGTGGTCACTACATTGCTGGCGTTAGCAACAAACAACTTTCTGAAAGCCTAAATGAAACACCTGTGTTTATCACACGTGCATTACAAACGCTCGAAGCAAATGGCTGGGCAGAAAAACGTGACAACGGCAACTATGCGCCAAGCATGAAAGCAGTTCGGTTTGGTATGGCATGCAAAGAAGAATGTGAACGTGTTCAAGCTCGTATTGATGAATACAAGCAACGTCTAAATACACAGTTTTAATAAGGGTTCGTTATGAGCAATGAAGTAATCACTGAAGTCGACTTAATTCAGCAACACACGCAATCGGTAGCGGGGCTTGCAACTCAACTTGGTTATGACGGTGCATTAACTGTTGGTGCATTAGAAGATGAAATTCGCTTTTATCAAATGCGTACAGTTGAAGCATGCATGGAATTAGGCAAACGCCTATTAATCCTTAAAGAAATGACTGCACATGGCGAATTTGAAAAGCGTATCGAAATATTAGGCTTAAGCCCTCGTATGGCAAGAAAGTTCATGTCAGCCGTTTTGAAATTTGCAAATCGGAATTCGAATTCCGTTTTACAAGCAGCAAAAACTCAAACAAAACTTTTAGAACTAGTTGTATTAGATGATGACGACTTAGATTTTATTGAACAAGGCGGCAGCATTGGGGCTGTTTCATTAGACAGTATTGACACCATGTCTACACGTGAACTTAAACAAGCTCTACGTGATGCCAAGGCCGATAAAGATGCAGCCGACCTTTTGCTTAAAAAGAAAGATGAAAAACTTAATGAGCTAGATGCAAAAATCACAAAGCTCCAGAGTCCAGTTCAAATCAAAAAACGTGCTGAATCTGAAGAGCAACTCATTGCTGCAAAGGCTTTAGAAGAAGCTACCAGCGCATGTTTAACAATGCACAACGACACAGTGCGTTTTAAAAATACGGTCAACTCAGTTTTAGACACCATTAACGAGCATGGCCTTTACAACATCCAAGAGCAACTTGAAGCTCTCGTTATCAGCGCATTTCAACAGATTGCACAAACTAGTGTTGAGTTCGGAATTCAAATTGATTTTGAAACCATGGTAAATCCAGCATGGTTACCTGCTGACGACAATACTGCTGCATTTACTGCAACAGACGTGGAGCAGTAATCATGACAAATCCAAACTTAGCAAAACAAGATTATTTGCGCGAAATTGCAGCCAAACTTGCAGCTGCCGAGTTTGGTGGGAAAGCTGCGATTGTTAAAACTGCATGTGACTTTTTGAGTCTTAGCAAGCCACAACTTTACCGTGAACTTGAAAAAGTAGGTTTTAAATCTGAACGTAAACAGCGCTCGGATAAAGGTAAAACAGTTGTACCAACAGAAGTTGCTGAAATGGTCGGCGGTATGGTGCACGTAGCAACACGTGCCAATGGTAAAAAGACATTGCCGATGACTACAGCGCTGGAAATGCTTATCGCTGACGGTAAAGCACCAAAAGTGTCAGCAGCAACAGTTGCGCGTGTCATGAAACAAAACATGTGCCACCCAAAACAACTGGCTACACCGTCGGCACATACACAGCAGAAATCGCTACATCCGAACCACGTTTGGCAAGTTGATGCCTCTGTCTGTGTTTTGTTTTACCTGCCTAAAGGCGGTATGCAAGTGATGGATGAGAAGAAGTTCTACAAGAACAAACCTGCCAATGTAAAGAAAATCGAAAATGACCGTGTGATTCGCTATGTCATGACTGACCACTATTCAGGCTCAATTTATGTTGAGTATGTCTATGGCAGTGAAAGCTCTGAAAACTTAATTGAGATTTTCTTAAATGCAATTCAAAAGCGTTCTGCTCAAGAGCCGATGCATGGTGTTCCAAACATCCTTTACACAGACAAAGGCTGTGCAAACACCAGTGGCTTATTCAGAAATTTACTTGAGCGCCTAGATGTAACTTTTATACCCCATGCAACTGGCAATTCACAGGCAAAAGGCCAAGTTGAAAACGCTCAAAATATTGTTGAAACACAGTTTGAAGGCCGCCTGCGTTTCATGCAGATCAACAATATCCAAGAGTTAAATGCCCAAGCTACTGCATGGCGCATGTATTGGAATGAAACAAAAATTCATAGCCGTACTAAGCGCAGCCGTAATGCTGTTTGGCAAACCATTAAGCCTGAACAATTACGCATCGCTCCACCAATGGAATTGTGTCGTGAACTTATCAGCACAGTACCAGTTGAAAAAACAGTTAAAGCCAATCTTACGGTTAGTCATGCCATTCAAGGCTATGGCTCTCAAGACTATGACGTTCGTCATGTTGATGGGGTTTACCCGAAAGCTAAGTTGCAGATTGTAGTGAATCCATACCGTGCGCCATGCATCGATGTATTGACTAAAGATCAACACGGCAATGAGGTCATTTTCACATGCGAACCGATGCAAGTTGACTGGGTTGGCTTTGGAAATGATGCAGCAATCATCGGTGAAGAAATTAAGGCAATGCCTCAAAGCAAAATTGATGAAAACCGCAAACGCATACTTAAAAAAGCTTATGACGCTGAAACTCTTGAGCAAGTTGATAAAGCAATTGCCAAGAAGAAACCAGCCTATGACGGCCAGCTTAATGCTATGGCAGATGTTAAAGCGGTTGAAGTTCCGACTTACATCAAACGTGCTGGTGAGCAAGTCACTACAACTAAACAACGTCGTGAATCTGCACCTATTTCAACAGTAGAAGCAGCAAAAGAAATCCGAGGCTTAATCGGTGACCTGTGGACCACGGATCACTACAAGGCCCTCAAAAAATCTTATCCAGATGGTTTAGTCCCTGCCGATGCAGTACGTGAAATTGCTGAAGCAATCAAGGCTGAACAAGAACTTCCACAACAACGGCCACAACTTCGTGTTGTTGGTTAAGGAGCAACCATGAAACAAAAAGACTGCTCGACAAAACTCAAGGACCTCATTTTAGACAACGGAATTATACAAGCTGATTTAGCTCGATACGTACAGCTAAGCCCGTCATCGATCAACATCATCATCAACTGCCTTAGATGGCCGAAGAAGAATACTGATTTTGTGAAAGCCCGTTTTAGAGAGTTCTTGGTCAACGCAAAGATTAGCGAGTCAGAAATCGATGATGCATTTAACGAAATGTTTGATGCGCCACCACAAAAAACACTTCTTGAAAGACTTGGCTCAGAGACAGCTAGTGAAAGAGAACTAGACCATGTGTATCGCGCATTAGTAGCACGACACGGAAACAAACAAATTAATGAACTTTTAAATGAGGACGAACAAGCCATGTTGCTCGCAAAACAGTCGTTGACTCAACAAGCTAAAAAACATTTTGGCTTGTTTGACAACCCTTTCACAAATGAAGTTCGTGCAGTTGAGGAACTATTCTTGAATAGCGACATCAACTATGTGCGTCAAGCCTTATATCAGACAGCTAAACATGGCGGATTCATTGCAATTTCAGGTGAGTCAGGTTCAGGTAAATCGACTTTACGACGCGACCTTTTAGATCGTATTCGTCGTGAAAAATTACCAATTTTGATTATCGAACCATATGTCATTGCGACTGAAGATAATGACATTCAAGGTAAGACACTTAAATCAAGCCATATTGCTGAAGCAATTATTAATACGGTTAGTGCTGGTCAAGAGAAACCACGCATGTCTGCCGAGGCTCGTTTCCGCCAAGTACATATGATTTTAAAAAATTCAAGTGAAGCTGGTTATAGCCATTTATTAGTGATTGAAGAAGCTCACAGCTTGCCAATCGCTACTCTTAAACAGTTAAAGCGTTTCTTTGAATTAGAGGACGGCTACAAAAAACTAATTGGGATCGTCCTAATCGGTCAGCCAGAACTTGCAAACAAATTAAGTGAGCGCAACCCAGCGGTACGTGAAGTTGTACAGCGTTGTGAGAGTGTGACACTGGAACCTTTAACAAATACTTCATTAGTTGAGTACTTACAACACCGAGTTAAAAGCGTCGATAAAAAACTGGAGTCGATCATCACTGAAGAAGGCATTCAAGCAGTTGTTGACCGTCTAACTCAAATCAACAGCGCTGGCAAAACCACACGCTCACTTTTATATCCACTTGCCATTGGCAACTTAATTACCAGTTCTATGAACCTCGCAGCAGAAATCGGCGAGGACGTTATCACACGCGACATCGTGATGGGGGTTTAAGTCATGAAATTTAATTTAAGAAATTTACTGATTGTGAACTTTGCAGTTTGGTTTTTTGCAGCCGCTGTAGTGGCTGTGCTAGGAGGTTGCAATGGCTGATTTTGCAGACGTTGCAAGCACTTTGTCTGAACAGGATTTAGACCATGCACTTGCCAACATTAAACACTTTGACCAAGTCAGTAACTATGAATGTGAAGACTGTGGTGCAGAAATTCCAGAGCGTCGTCGCGCTCTGGGCAATGTAAAGCTTTGCATAGACTGTCAAACAGCAGTTGAAAGCAAATCCAAGCATTTCCGAGGTGGTCTATGAACATCAAACAGAAACGCCAGCACTTCAACAAAGACTTGAATAAGTTAGTTGATAACAAACATGCAGTTATTCCCAACGAACTTACTTGGGAGCAGCTTCAGAAACTTTCTGATGATCCAGAATTCTTTGAACTGTACCAAGAAGCCTTACAAGGTGACTCTGGTGAAGACTGTGCTTGCCTAATTATCAAGGCAATCCACAACGCATTGTTGCGACTTGCTGGGAGTCACTAAATGAAAACTAGATGCCCAGCTTGCGGAGCAACAAACAGCCTAGATGCCCTATTAGGGCATGGTGAAGCCAGCAAAGCGTTTGTAGCTTCACTAAATCTGGTTGGTGATTTAGCTACGCCACTGGTCAAGTATTTGGGAATGTTTCGCTCTCAAAATCGTGAGCTTACTTTTGAACGTACGGCTAAGTTACTTGGCGAAATTGCTGCGGATATTAATGCACAGCAAATCAAACGTGGTCACCACAGTTACCCAGCTCCTAAAGCAGCATGGATCTGGGCAATCAACACAATGATTGAGCGTCGTGACCAAGGCAAGTTGCAGTTGCCTCTGAAAAACCACGGCTATCTATATGAAGTGATCAGTTCATTCAAACCAGAAAATGCGCCAGTACCAACAGAGCGTCGAGCTGCTGCACCACAAGCTAAAACTGAAGCTGAACGTGCAGCTGAGCAAGCTGAACATGAACGTCAAAAACATGAACGTCCAAACATCAATTTTAAAGAAATGATGGGCTTCACCCAAATGAATGAGAAGCAGCCAGAACGTGGGCTGAAGAATATTCCAAAAGAACAACTTATGGCGCATGTCGTTAAACACAAGCAACCAGATGAAACTTTAGAACAGTGCTACCAACGCTTAAAAGCAGCTGAAACACAGGAGCAAACAAACTAATGGCACGTAAATCACTCAAAGAACCACAACTTCAAAGTTGGGAAGCAGTTGATCAAACATTGGCACAAATGGCTGATATCAACCGTGACATCGCACTTGAAGAAGCTGCTTGTAATGAACAGGTCGACAAGCTCAAGGAAGCAACCAAACAACGTCTTAAACCGCTATTGGAACGAGTTAAGGCGTATGAACTTCAACTTAAAGAATTTTGTGATCACCGCAAAAATGAGTTTTTGCAAATCAAAAGTAAAAAGCTGACACACGGTTCGGTTGGCTACCGCTTATCAACCAGTGTGACTATTCCTGATCCTGTTTTTACTTGCCAGATGCTCAAGCAATTAAAGCTTGAACACTGCATCCGTACTAAAACCGAACCTGATAAGGAGTCAATCAAACAACTCACGCCTGAACTAATCGCTGAAATTGGTGCAACTCTTAAACAGCGCAACAACTTTGGTTATGAAATTGAAACCGTTGATCCAGCAGCTACAGCTGCTCACTAAACCCACTGTCTGAGGCTATCAACATGTACACAGTTAAAGCACTTGAACCGCAACTAAATGATGATCCGCAAGCCCTGTTTGCAATCGTCCGTGATGACGACGTTTTAGTCGGTCATTTTTACCGCCACGAACATGCAGAAATTGCATGTGCAGCACTTAACCAAAATTAAGCAACTACTGAAGGAAATACTACCCATGAATAAATCTGACTTAATCGCAAACATCGCAATGGACGCTAATTTAACTAAATCACAGGCAGCAGCTGCACTACAAGCAGTGGAAGATGCAATCGCTGCTGCTTTAGCTGAAGGCGGAAGTGTTTCTTGGATTGGCTTCGGAACTTTTTCCGTAAAAGAACGCGCTGCGCGTACAGGCCGCAATCCTAAAACTGGCGAAGAGTTACAAATTGCTGCGGCAAAAGTACCTTCCTTCAAAGCAGGTAAAGCACTTAAAGAGGCTGTTAAGTAATGGCAACAAAAATTAAGGGCTTAGACATGCTTGAAAAGCACGGTTTAAGTGTTGTCCGTAAATACAACATTTGCGGATGGTTCGAGTATCACGTTTTGAATGAGGCTGGTCAGAGAATTTCACGGCATACAGTTCAACAACGTGCAATTGATATAGCTCTGAACACGCTTCAAGCATAAGCGAAACACAGGCATTCGTGCCTGTGTCTGCTGGATGTCGTGATCCAGTACTGATGAGCAGCGAGAACATAATGATCAGTATCGAAGATTTAGAAAAGTTACCACCTGAAGTGATTGAGAGCATTAAGGAGACAACATAATGAGTATGACCCGTGAAGAAGCAATTCTAAAAATCAAAAAATGTTTAGCATTGGCTAAATCAGCCAATGAAAATGAAGCAGCAATTGCACTACGTCAAGCGCAGTCTTTGATGCGCGAATTTCAGATTGATCCTGATCTGCTCGATATCGTTGAGGCTAGCTGCGAAAGTAAAGCAACAAAGATACCGCAAGCTTGGGAAGCTAGTTTAGTTATGACAATTGCTAGAGCTATGCAGTGCAAACCTATTTTTAGTTCTGGCAGTAGAACTTGGGGCATTAAAGCTTCATGGACATTTATTGGTGTCGATCCAGCACCAGAAGTTGCTTCTTATACTTTTGATGTCTTATATCGCCAAGTGATTCGTTCAAGAAAAAGCTTTATTGAAAACAGTTTAAAACGTGTGACGGTTAAAAAAAATAAGGTGCGTCGTGCGGATTTATTTTGTGAAGGTTGGGTGGATTCAGTTAAGCATTTAATAACTGATTTAGATATTGAAGTTCCAGCAAATACCAATGAACGTATTAAAAAACATATGGATAAAGCTCATGGAAAGCTTGGTTCATTTACGCCTAAAGACCGCAATAAAGGCAAAGCTTTCAATGATAGAGCAGCTAATGATTATCATGCGGGTAAACAATCTGGGAAATCAGCAAAGCTTAATCAAGCAATGAATGGTGGCAAACAATTTGAAAAGTTGGGAGCACCTACATGAATGAATTGCTGAATTGGGCAACAGTACTGGCTTACTTTACGGTCTTTCTAATGGGCTTAGGTTCTTGCTTTAAAGAGGCTAAATTGGCGTGGACCACTCGAAACAAAACTGGCTTAACTATATTTGAGAAACGTTCATATAAATTTAAAGCAGGTGCATCAATCACATTGGCTTTTCTAGCAATTATAGGTTTGTTCCAAGCTTTCCAAGGGACGGTGTGAGATGGGTGAGTTTTTGCTAGGTTTCATCATAGCGTGGGCATTATGCCATCGTTATTCCCACATCATGATTGCAAATGAATGTGAACGTCTAGGCGGATTTTTCGTCGGCGAAAAAACCTATTTATGTAATCAAATAATTGATAACTCACAGGATAAATCTACACCTGAAGCAATTATTGAAGCAGAGAAAGGTGCAAAAAATGAAATTCAATAAAAAAGCCAATCTGATCAAGCTAATCCATGTTGGTAAAACAAAACTTGGTTTAGATGATGAGCTTTATCGAGACATTCTTATTAGCACTACTGGTAAAACCAGTTCAAAAGATTTGAATCTAGCACAGCTTGAAGCTGTGCTGGATCGGTTCAAACAACTTGGCTTTGAAGTTGAATCAAAAAATAAATCTGGCGTTAAGAACTTAGCAAGTGATGCGCAAAGCAAATTGATTCGTCATTTATGGTTGCAACTACATTCAGCTGGTCAAGTTAGAAATAAAGATGAAAAAGCTTTAGCAAAATTTGTAGAGAACAAAGTTGGTGTGAGTGCATTGCAATTTATGAGCAGCCACCACGCAGACATGATCATTACTCACTTACGTCAATGGTGCAAACGTTGCGGCATTGAAAGAACAGAACAATAAGAAAGTAAAAACCCCAGTGCGCCAACACTGAGGTTTTTAATTCCGCCAACCCATACAAGTAAGAGGAAAAATATATCTAGGACTGCTAAATCTTAACATGGGATAACAGCGGGAGCAATTATGGTTTATCGTCCTCACATTACCGACGCACAACAATTATTTTCAGATGAAGAACTCATTGCACTTATGCCTAAAAACTTTGCATTTGTGGCGAAGCTTATTGGCATAAAACCAGCTTTGAGTCTTATTGAGAGCTATGGCGGCATACTAGTTTTTGTACCCCATAAACATGCTTTAGGCATTCATCACGAGCTATCACAGATCATTGGTTATTCTAAGCTACAGTTGCTCTCAGAGCACTTAGGGAACAATTCAATAGAAGTACCTATGGCAACTACAATCACAATTGCAATGCGTAATAGAACTATTCGTGAAATGGCAGCAAAAAAAGAAAGCCGCTCTAAAATCGCCCGCAAATTTGGCGTGACAATCAGAACGATCCGTCATATCGTAAATGGTGAAGAAAAGCTTAAATTTAATTTAGACCAGAATCTGGATTTATTCGAATAAAAAAGCGGACTAAAAGCCCGCTTTTTCTATTTCACAGTATGAAAAATCTTTTCAAACTTCATCCCACTTAGTCCCATCTTATCCCACAAAATCCCACAATTATCTCATCACTCTCATATATTTATATTATTAGGTATCATCTTGATCAGCATTTGGCATATATGGTTTCTATAGGACAACTCACTGAATCGCGGAAGGAGGCACTCAATCGTATTGTTGCCGGCTTACCTGAAGCAGGCACATCAGGATCAACTAAGTTTAGAGCGCCAGAGTCAGTAAATTTGGAATTTCAGACCGGATTACGCAAAGGTACTTTATTGTTCGGTAACGTGCGCTGGGTTCACTGGAACGATTTTGAGTTTAAACCGTATCGTTTTGGTGAAATCTCAGAAGTTGTTGGGGTTCTATCAACGCCAAGTCGTCCAAACGGTTTTAATCTGGTTCGTTATTATGATGATCAATGGTCTGCCAACTTTGGAATTGGGCAACGCCTAAGTGATAAATGGTCGGGTTCAGTTTCTGTAGGTTGGGACTCGGGAGCAGGTGAGCGCGTGTCCACAGGTGGGCCAGCTAAAGGTTATTACAGTGTTGGTCTTGGTGCGCAATATAGTCCAACTTCAAAATACTTTATTTCAGGTGGGATGAAGTATCTATGGCTCGGTGATGCCAAAGGACAGCTTGGTGCTCAGGCAGGCAGTGAATATTATGTGGGTGAATATAAAAATAACTATTCAATCGGTTACGGTTTGAAAATTGGTTATAAATTTTAA